AACTGCAATCGCGCAGTGAGAGTAAGGCCCTTTTGGCAGTTTACGGGTTAGCCAGTCTGAAAAACGCGCCAAAAGTGCGGTGGGTTTAAGCCCTGTTTTTTTGCCTTTATAAAGCGCCAAATAAACATTAGCCATTGTTATACGCCTCCATTAAGTGATCCATTTGTTTGATGATGTCATCATGGATTGATTGTAGTTGCTCAAGCGTGAGATTAGGGGCTTTGAGCTCATACTTGCGCATACGTTGGTTAGCCAACTCAACTTGCAATTTTTCCAAGCCTGCCGCTTGTGTCAAAATCAGGTTTGTGGCGGTCTTATTGTCCAGTCTTGCGCGTTGTGCAAAGTCTGAGATATATCGACTGCAGTCGCCCTCATAATTTGCTGCTCTAAAGGCTTCTGCTGCCGTTTGACGCTCGCGGTACTCACTCTCAAAGCGTGTCCAGGTGCTGTAGATTTTTGCCGCGTGCTCATCGATGTTGGCGATAAGGTGAGTTTGGGTTGTTGTAAAATTATCAGCAATTTTTTCTTCATCTTTTACCCATTCTGTGCCATTCCATTTGCACGGTTCAGCAAGTGGCGCAAGTGCGGTTAAATTTTCTGGCAATTCACCCAGTGTGGTATGTTCTACTTTTTCGCCTGTTTCCTTGCTGTAATAGGTGCCCCGATGATCAGCTTGGTATTGCCAACTGTTATCTGCTCGCACAATGACAAAGCTTTGTTTCGGTTGTGGCGGTGCATCTAAATAACTGCCCGCGGAAAGGCTACCGCCTTCGCTCACATATTCGGTGGTGCTGTGGCTGTAAATATCTTGGTTGTCAGTGCAATACACGGTGATTTCACCACTGGTTTCGGCAAAGCCGTCTTGATTAAATGTTACGGTCATGTTGTACTCCTTATTCGGCTAAGCAGATGTAGTGATAGGCGATATTGCGGGGACGGTTTTCGTTGGCGGTAGGAACTGTGCGACTTGCATCGAAATCCCAAAAAATCCAGTTTAAATTCCCGTTAGGGTGATTTTCTGTTCCATTAATTAGGGCTTTTGCTCCATTAGAATTTATTCTGATAGCACCATTAGTATCTCCCTGTTTAGCATCCCCATTGGCTAGCCATCCTTTGTATGAGCCGACTGGTGAACCAGCCTTGATATTTCGAATAGCATCACCTTGGCTTGAAAGTACTGTTCGAGCATTATCAATTCCTCGCCCATTATCCCAACCACGAATAAACTCCCCACGCAAATCAGGTAATACACCCGATGGATATTTCTGTGCCAATTTTGGATAACGGCGAGTGTCAAACCGCTGTCCGTTCATCGCTAAGCAACCTGTTGGGACGGTAGAGAGTGGATAAGGGATAGGGATACCAATAAATAAATCATGTAAGGCATTAAAATCAGTGGCATTGGCTTTTTTTCCGATTTCTGCCAGCAATGTGGATTTTAAATTTGCATCGCCAGCTAATGCACGTGCCAATTCTTCTAACGTGTCTAATGCTGCTGGGGCTGACCCCACCAATGCAGCGATTGCGGTTTTTACAAATTCTGTAGTCGCAATTTGTGCATTATTCGTCCCTGCCGCAGCCGTTGGTGCAGTGGGTATGCCCGTGAATGCAGGGCTGGCTTTGGGGGCGTAGCCTGTGCGGTCTTGGTTGATGGTGTCTACTTGACCTTTTAAATATTTGGTTCGATTGGCTAGCTGTTTGGCTTGAATGTTAATTACGCCAAGCTCTCCACCCAGCACCTTATCTTGTTTTTCAATGAGATAAATATCTTCTTCCCATTGTTGTTGATCAGTAATTTTTCCCATTTATACTTCTCCAAAAGTAAAGTTTCCGTCGAAATTGATCTCGCCATTCCATCGATGGCCTGCCCGTGTAAAATTGAATGCAACCAGATGACAGCGTGCGGGAGCGTTTTCATTTAAAATGCGCCGCACTTGCTTTGATTCTTCAATAGTAATGGGCTGATGTAGCACAATTTTGTATTCAGCCCAGTGCATTTCTTCATGCTCAAAGGTTTCTGAACCATCAAAATTTAGTTCGCCATTCCATGTTTTAAGTGATTGGTTTTCGATAATATCGACGTCACCATACCCCACCGATTTCATGACACGGCGAATCGCTGAAATTGTCCCTTTGTGCTTGTGAATATGGATGCTATTTAAAATGGCTTGTCGTTTACTTTCTTCGCTCCATTCGTCATCCCATTCATCTACAGAAAGTGACCAAGCAAGCCATGGCAAGAGGTTTATAGGGCAATTTTCAGCACTCCATAAGAGGCGAATGGGCACAGGAATTTCCGCAATTGCAGAAAACGTATTCGATAATTGTTTCTCTAGCTTGCTCGACCCTATGGGCAAGAGATAGCTATTCATCTCGGCCACCTACGTTGATTTGAATTTGTGTGCAATATGCTGCTTGGTGAGGTTGTACGATTAAATCTGCAAGCGGTTGTGTCAGTTTCACGTTCTGCACGCCTTCTTGGTGCAAGGCTGAATAAATACCTGAAAGCGTAATATCAATGCCAAGCAAGTGTTGCTTATTTGTATAATGGGTAATGGCTTGATTAACATTTGCCATGACAACACTTTCTAGTACTGATGGATAAAGTGTGAGAGTAGCTCGAATTTCATAAGGTAAAATCACCGCACTTTCGACCAATACCGTATCAGTCAGGGGGCGAATATGCTCAGCATTCAGCTGTTCTTTTACCGCATTAATTAAATCACTGTCGGCTGTTCCTTGTCCTTCCGTTGATAATATGGCCACTTTCACCGTGCCTGCCGTTGGGCTTGTTACATCAACGTCTTTTACTTTTGCAGAAGTAGAAAGAGCATGAAATTCATAGCTTGCGCGGCTACCCGCTGTAGTTAAACCTTCTAATGACATTTGAATACGTGTGCGAAAACGTTCATCATCTTCATATTGGGTGGGGATAGGCGGGTGAGCGTTTAAATCTCCCGCCTGAATGATTAATCGCTTAATGCCGAATAATGCCCCTAATTGGTCTAAATCTGATCCTGTTGCATAAGCAAGCATCACGGCTTTAGCAGATTCGTTAATATGCGTTCTGAGTAATAATTCTAAATAAGCATTTTCCTCTAGCAATTTCACTACAGGTTCGCTTTCTAATTGTAATCGAGCCTGCCAATGTTGGCGCATATCGTCATTTTCTTGTAATGATAGAAACTTTTCTTTTCTCTGAGTTAGTAAGGTTTCATAACTGAGTTCCTGCACAACTTTTGGTACAGGCAAATTGTTCAAGTCAATAATATTGTTCATGATTTATGACCTAATAAAAGATGGTTTTCTTTGATATGTTGCTGATATTGCCCACGTGCGACATAACTTGCCACAATGCCACCTTCAACCAATTCAGGTTTAAATTGTGTGATCTGTACTCGTGGTTCCCATCGATTAATTGCGGTGACAGCACAAGCTGCCAGTTGTAATAACAATGTATGACTAATGGGGCGGTCAATTAGCAGAGGAATTAAACTGCCATATTCACGCCGCTGAATACGTGAACCAACAGGGGTTAGCAAAATATCGGCAATGGATTGTTTAATATGGTCGCTTTCTTTTTTTAATGTTTCGCCAGTGTATCGATTCATTATTCTGGTTTTCCTGTTTTACTCGGGCCACCTTGTACGCCACCGTGTTTATGGTTAATTTGACTGATTCCACCTGCGGTCATGTCGCCAGTACTTGTTACACTTCCTTCAATTTTTACATCGCCTTTAATTTTTACCGTTGGGCAAAAGATTTCGATTTGTTGTGAAGCATTGATGAAGGCGGATTTAATCCCGACAACGTTCAGCCGTCCGCTTGTTTGGTTGTATTCAATGCTTGCGCCATCGGCAAATTTAATCACATGCACATCAGGCGAATGGCTTGGGCTGTTTTTGGTGTAAAGCCCGACCAATACGCAAGCCGTAGTGAATTCACCGCTTGCGGATAAAATCACGCATTGTTCGCCTTTAGTCGGTGGCGACCACGTTGTTGTTGTGCCGGCACGGAGTGTGACGAGCGGCAAAAAATCCGTAAGGATTTGACCGCTCTTTACGCGTGCGCGTGCCGTGGCGTGGTCCACCTCGGCAATAATACCGAAACGGATCAGGTTATCAATGCGACGGGTTAATTCTGCGGACATAGTATTCACGGGTTGCAATAAATAACGCTATTTTTGGCGACTTCGCGAAAAGTTGCGATGGTGGGACGGTGTGAAGTGGCGGGCAACAAAAAAGGGCTTTCGCCCTTTTGGTTAAGCACGGTCACGCAAACTACTGCGCGCACGGGCTTGTTGTTGGTTTTGGATGCGTTGCAATTCTTTCGCCACTTGTTGCGCAATGGCTTGTTCGTTCATGCCTTGCGCGGCATTAATCGTGATTTGCACGTTCATCGGTTGCGCCACTTGTGCCGCCACTGGTCGGGCGGAAATTGGCGGTCTGTTATCCACCTGAATTGGTGCGGCGGTGGCAAGTCCGATACCTAAACCGCCCGCAATTAAGGCTTGTTTCCCGTAATTTAAAGCATTAAGTGTTGCCACGCCAAGGCGACTTGTGGCTTCTTTTGTCATGACATATTCACCGCCATGAACAATGCCCATTGGTTGATATTTCCCGCCATTTCCAGTGTAACCGCCTGTTGCGTATTCTGGAATATCTGCCATTGCGGCCATGGTTTGACCAAGCACGCCATTTCCAAACGCGGCTTTCATGGTTTCTTCTTTTAATGCTTTGGCTTTTTGATTTTGCTCGTTGATTTTAGGTAGATTATCAATCAACCACTTCACGCCATCAATTAATAGTTGGAGTGGTTTTAATGCTAAATCAATGCCAAAAGCGACCCATTCCCCAAATTGTTTACCTGCGCTTGCGGCGGCATCTAAATCTTCTTTTGTGCTTTGTATCGGAGACAATAAATCAGTAAACCATTTCACCGCTTTTTCAATCCAGCCAACGACTACACTAAATGCGGTGCCAAGCGGTTGGAATTTTTCAAGGACAGGGGCGAGACCTTCTTTTAAGCCTTGCAAAAATCCATCGAAGAAGGCTTTGATTGGATTCCAGAATTTATAGATTAAGAGTGCGGCACCAATAAAAGCTGCTCCACCAAGTGACAGAATATAAGGCAGAAGTTTTAATGGAGAAAGTAGCCATCTTGCAACAGCCCCTCCCACATTTTTAATTTGCCCACCAAATTTAGGCAAAAGAATGTTGAGTTTGCTCAACCCTAAGATTAGACGTGCGACAGGATATAGCACAAAACTTAGCATAAAGGCGAGCGCACCAAATACAGTGAGAGAGCCACCGATAGCCCCCGCGACTAATAAAATATTTTTAGCGAGTTTCGGATGGTCTTGAATCCACTTGTTGCCTTTGTCAATCAATCCGCCAATTTTTTTCAATAAATTATCTAATGTCGGGGCAAGCGTTCCGCCAATGGTTGAATTTAAGTTAAAAAGCTTATTTTTGAAAACGCCCCAAGTTGATGAAAGTGCTTTCATCCGTGTGTCAAATTCTCGATCCATTGACCCTTTTGCAGTCTCGCTATTCGCAAGCTCAATTTGTCTGCGCCATTCTTCTGTATTAGAAACTAATAATGCAAGGGTTTTGGTGTGTTCTGTTCCCACCAAATCTGCAATAAACCCAAGGCGCTTATGTTCCGGCATTTTTTTGACGGTTTCCACGATTTGCATCAACGTGCCTTGCGCATCTTTTGCCATGCCTAATTCGACCTTGCTTGCGCTTAATCCCATTGCTGCAAGTGCATTGCGAACAGGCTTTTTCTTACTTGCTGACGAAAGGCGAGTGAAGATCGCATTTACTGCGGTGGCTGATTGTTCTTCTGCCGCGCCCGCAGTTTGCAAGGTGGAACCCAGTGCCGCCATATTCTTTTCGGTGATTTTGGCGATGCCTGAAATACCGGAAACGCGATTCATGAAACCGATAATTTCTGTTCCTTTTGAAATGGCGTTATCATCTAAATAGTTGATGGCATCTGCAAGTTCGCGCGATGCTGCAGAAGAAAGTTTGAAGTTTTTTGTTACTTTGCCGAACTGTTCGACTAATTCATCCGGATTTGCTGCATCAAACGCTGTTGCCATTTGTGTGTTTAATCGCACAAAATCTTCTAATTGCTCTTTTGGTACATCCATTCGAGCTGCGGATTCAATCATGTTGGCGATTTCTACGGTAGTGAGTGGCAATTCGGTGGATAATGCTTGGATTTTCTTTTTCCACTCATCAAATTCAGCCGTGAAGTTTCCGGAATCATCTTTTAGCCCTTGCACTTGTCGTGCCACACCAACCATTGCATCTTCAAATTGCATAAAGTCATTCACAGATTTTGCAATCGGGGCTGTAATTGTTGAGCCCGCTGCCGATGCTTGCGCACCTACCATTTGCGCCTTTCCGCTCACCTCTTTCAACGTTTCGACTTGTCCGCGATAGCGATTGTAGGCGGCTTGTTTTGCATTAAGTTTAGCTAGTGCCGTTTCTTGTTGTTTGATTTGTTGATTTACACCTTTTAATTTGCTTTTGAGCTCGTCTTGCCGTTGAGCAAGTGTTTTTGCAGACAATCCCGAAGCGTTCAATTCTTGGCGTGCTTGACGTAGTTTTAATGCGGCTTGAGTTTGTTCTGTTTTGAGCTTTTCGACTGCCTGTTGTGCTCTTAATACTTTGTCGCGAAATTCATTTGTCGGATTTTTTGCCGTAGCGAGCTGTTTGGCATAATGTTTTGCTTTTTGTTGTGCTTGAGCGAGCTCTTGATTTACTGCACCCAATTTATTTTTCAAAGGGTTTAGGGTTGCTGCGTATTTTTTAATAGCAGCCTCTGTCTCTTTATCTTGTTTTGTTAATTGCGCGCGAATAGCTTTGTTTTCTTTCAGCTTTTGCGAAAGCGCGGACACTTGCTTGCTCGCATTGCGCAATGGTGCCGAAATTTTATCAATGGCGTTTAATAAGACGGTGAGTTGTAAATTATTCATTTTTTCTACTCGTTTTTTATTGACAATATTCTTTTCTTGGCTTAATAATTAAGCAAACAAAAGGGGGATAATATGATCGCGATACTTTCTTTATTTATTCTCGCCGTAGGATTGCTGGGGCTTGCTATCGGTTCTGGTTTGATTGCATTGCCTTGGTTAGTTTCCGGCATTATTGCCGCGCCTGTTCTGTTTCTTTATATGTTGATGATGGGGTCAGTGCTTTGGCTTGCTGAAATCAATTTTTTCCTTGGTATTGCAGCACTTGCAGTGTATTGCTATTGGATTCACATTATTCGCAAGCACATCAAATTAAAATCACAATCTAAAGACTTAATTGCTCAATAATTAAGTTTTCAATTAATTCCACATCACTTTCCGAAAAGCCCAGCAATTCACGCTGGGCATATTGCACTTTGAAACCTTTGTTTTTATCCACCGTGCCTTGCAATCCGTATTGATGCACTGCCGCGATTGCTGCGCTTGCGCCATTAAACCCCACTGTCACATCGTTGCCATTTGACCGCACTTTTAAATGCCGTGCGGTGCGTAGTTTGGCGAACATGGCTTTGCGTTTGATGCGCCCTTGTTTTTTGCGAAAATCTTTGCGCGGTTTGCGTGGCTCAAAGGCAGAGCCGTCGGGGTTTTGTTGGCGTGCAATGCGGTTGGCTTGGCTTTTGCGCAAGGCTTGCCCGATTTTGCGCCCAAGCTGTCTGCGCGCTTGTGGCGAAAGATTCGCGATAAGTGCGGTCAGTTTTGCTTGAATTTCTTCCACCGTTGCCATTAATTCGCCTCACCCTCGAAAATTAGATTATCCCAATTTTCCAAATACACTTTCACTTGGTTCGGTTCGTTCAAGGTTGGTTCTTTGGCGTAGTGGATTTGCACGCTGTCGCCGTCTTTTTTCGATACCACGCGCTCGGTGAGTTTGATTTCAAAGCTGATGTCTGCCGTGTCGTTGTTGTTATAGTCCACCTTAAATTTAAAGGCGTTTTCGCGCATTTGTGGGTTTTCAAAGATTTCCGGCTGATTTGTGCGCAGGTAAGCAATCATCGGCACAATGAGCGCGGCAATGTCGCCCGCGTAGTCGGTGGCAATCACATTGAGGGTGTAGCGATATTCAAAACTGAAAGAGGGTGCACCCGTGGCAATCACTTGCCCTCCGTCCACGTAAAGTTGCAAACGGTCGGGGTTTTTCACAAAGTCTGCATGACTTTGCTCAAGGATTTTGCGCAGTTGGTTTGGTTTTTTCATTTTTCTGCTCGCAAATAAGCGGTTGATTATTTTTATCTACGGCGACAATTAAATGCCCGTTGTCGGTCATCAAATAGCCCACTTGATGAATACAAACCTCGGTAATTCTTCCGTCTGCATAATTTGAGTATTTGCCCCAAACGCCGTCACTAAATGGCACGGTGTAAGTATCGGCTAAACAAGGCAATGCGGTAGTGATAGCAAGGCAAAGTGCGGTTCTTCTCATTTTCTAAAATTCCGCTGACGTTTTTCTTCAATTTCTTGGCAAGTCACACAACGGGTCACGCCTTGAATCATCTGTCTGCGCTTTTCGGGAATGGGTGCATCGCAATCTTCGCAATATAAACGGCTGACTGCTTGGAAAGTGCGGTTGTTTTTCAATGCGATTTCGCGGTGCATTTCTTCAAATTCTTGCGCGCGGTCGAATTGGTCGGTCATTGTTTCGATTCCTTGTTAAATTCTTCAATGCACGTTTTCAGGCTGTTGTTTTCAATCACACACAGATTTAATTTGTGCTGTGTTTGTTGATATGCCTCGGCAAGTTCGCCATTGGTTCGGACTTGTGGCGCGTATGCAGTGCATTCTTGCGCTTGTGGGCAAAGAATAGGCTGTTTAATGATCTGCGGTGCTGTTGAGCACGCCACGCACGCTATCAGGAATAAGGCTATCAGCCCAAGTTTGATGTTGTTTAAGTGCATTTTTTAAATCCTGCGTTTGTTGGGTTTGTTGTGTTTTTAAATCGTTCACCGCTTGCGTGAGTAGTTTCTGTTGTTCTGCAAACTGCTGCACGTGTTGATTTAATTCGATGTAAGATGCTTGCCACTTGGCTTTGAGCTGTTCTTCTTTCACCATTTCTGCATGCCAGTGGTTCGCTTGCCACCCTTGAAAGAGGATAATCAGCACGAGTGCAACAGGGCCAATTAATAAAATCCAACGTTCTTTTTTTGTCAGAAAGTTAAACATAATGCTTTCTCCTTTTTGCGGCGTTCGATTAAGCCTTTCAGTGGTTTTCCGCCCGCGTAAATCCATCGCTCAAATTGACCGCACATTTGTTTGCTGTAACCTTGGCGCGCCATTTTAAAAAGCGTGCTGTTTTTGAGCTTGCCACACCCTACGTTAAAAGTAATAGACACAAGGGAATCAAATGCACCCTGTGGCATGCTTTGTCCGCCGGCGTGG